GGCGCTACGAAAATACCCGTTTCATTGAGCAGACCAACATTGCCAAGGGCACAGGTACTGACGGCACGACCACGACATCGTGGACGAACGGCCAGTCCGACTGGATTTTCTTCTTTGGTAACGACACGGTGGCCGAAGCCATCGCTGTGCCAGAAGAAATGCGCGGCAAGATCCCAACGGATTACGGTCGCTCAAAGGGTATCGCCTGGTACTACCTCGGCGGTTTCGGCATTGTTCACACTTCAGCGATTAATACCCGCATCGTGAAGTGGGACAGTCAGGCCTAAGGAGTTATAGAAAATGTCATTGCAAAATACGACTAAGAACATGGGTTACGACAACCCAGCTTATATGTCTCGTGGCACCTACAACACCAGCATCGTGGCGGGTTCGGGTGCAACGTCGACAATTTTTGTCCCTCACTCCAACCTTTTGTTGCTGGGTCTGACGATGACGCCATCGGCGGCTGGCACTTCAACGTACACTGCTACGCAGTATTACGGCGGTTTCGCCGGAACATTGACGTCTGCAACGGTACACGTTTCGTCAACGCAGGTTTCGTTGGTTCGCGTTACAAATACGTCGACGTTCGGTCAGGCGCCAGCAGTTTCGACGTCTACATTTGGGCCGTTCTACGTGGATTATTTGAACACGACAAACGGTACGGCGACCGGCGCTGTTGGTTCGTTTACTCAAGTCGCGCTGAACACCTCAACGGGTTCTGCTGGTTTGAACGGAATCGCGGTGAACGCAGGAGATCGTCTTTTCTTAGTCAACGGTACGGATGCCACGGCGGTAACCTACGCAACCATTGACTACCAGATCCTTCCACTCGCTAACGTCGTGGCGTAAGGAGTAACGTATGCCTAAGATCACACAACCCGGTCGGAAGATGTACGAAACCCCGCAGATCACGGCTGACCAGCTGGCGACCGAGATGTTCGGAGGCATGGCCCCAAGCCATGCCGACATCATCAAGTCGGTCAACGCTCGGGCGCAGAAGCGTCACGAGATGAAGGGGCAGCACGTTGCGGACGTCGGAGTGCTGCCAGACAGCGCCGAGATGCTCCACAACGAGCTGGTTGGCATCCGTAATTCAGGCTACCTCGTCAAGAAGGGCCTCGAGTACGGCGTCAACGCGTTCTACAACTCGCTGCCGCCTGGCATGGACATCGAAGATCAGGAAAACAGCGACATCCGCAAGATGGAGCTGTACGCCTACGAGGGTGGCATTGGCTACCCGGGTGACGGCTGGGTTAATCGTGCCGCTGGTTCGATGATGCCTAAGATGAAGGACATGGGCCGTCCAGCCATGACCAATGCAGTCAGCGGTAAGAAAATCTAAGTAGGGGCCAGTCATGCCGAAAGTAGTGCAAGAGAAGTTTCAGGTTAATTACCCTGATAAACAGTCAAGTGCTGAAAACGAGCATGGCTGGCTTACCGACATGGAAGCTCGAGCCAAGAAGGGAACCCCCGGGCGCGAAGGCGTCCCGGGCGGGGACCATATGTCCAAGTTCATGAACAATGCGGCGTTCTTTAACGGCCTGCCGCCAGGAATGGACATTGAAGATCAGGAGCTGACGGATCAACGCATGATGGGCATCAACATCGCGGGCAATATGCCGTCGAAGTATGCCGAAGGCGACTTGACCAACAACGAACTTACGGCGCACTCATTGCGCGTCGGGTTTGACAAGAAAAAGCTCCTACAGACGGATGACGAATACACAAGAGAACACAACGACGCGTTTTACGATGACGTCGGTGGGTTCGTAGAACGTAATAACTATCTGGATCGGATGTAAACCATGCCAGTGACACCTCCGTCCAATCCGGTCCCGTTGGGAATTTGCCACATTGACCCGACTTCCGGTGTGATTTATTCGCCCGGGTGCGCCAATTACTCTGTCGTCAACACAGCGGGCACGACAACGATTGACGCATCGGGCGGCGGCATTCTTTACGGGTTCAACGCTATCGCAGTGGGCACCACTTGGACAATCGCGCCTTACGACATTTATGTGGTGGGCACGACGACCAACACGGGCACAATGCACGCCACCCACACGGCGACGGCCACGGGCTTCCAAGGCAACCCGGGGTCAGGTGGCACGGGCGTTCGGTACAATGGTAATCTTGTGGTGGTCACGACGGGCACGCCTGGCGTGTGGAATGTGTTGTGGGACTAATAGGGAGCGATGATAATGCAGGACGAATACACGGCTGACGGTACGCTTTTGTTCAATCCATCGAAGCCACACGGAACCATTTACGGAGCTGGCCCAGAGGAAGGCAAATGGGTGCAAAATGGTCTGGCGTACAATGGCGACCGCAAGCCGGTTGGATACGTTGAACCAGCACCAGCGGACCAGAAAACGCTAAAATTGAAGGCGTAAACCACCGGGTGAAGCCGGTACATTGGGACCGGCCTAGCGCCGGTCTTTTGTTTTAGGAGTCGCAATGTCATATGACTTACCGGTACGACGCAGCCAACAGATAGGCAGCGCGTTTACCGTGGCGACCTTACCAAACCTATCGCAAATGGTCGGCGAACCCATCGGTATGCTCGCCTACACGGTCGATGGCGGCTTGTACGCATGGAACGGCACCACATGGGTCGCGGTTGCAGCCGGCGCTGCCATAGCGCTTGGAACGACCCCGATCACGGGCGGCACATCCGGTTATGTCCTGTATGACAATGCGGGTTTGGTGGGCGAACTGGCCAATACCGGCACGGGAAACAATGTCCTTGCAAACTCACCAGCGCTGATTACCCCATCCCTCGATGTCGCCACGGGCATATCGCTTGCCCTGTCATCGGCCACCGGCCTGACATTGGGCGGCTCAGTGTTGGCTAAGACCAACACGCTGCTGTTTACGCCGGTCTCGTATTACATTGCGCCAAGCAGCACGGCCACGACCATTTCGGTCACGGGCGCATCGTGGACAAGCGGCGTGGCTACGCTAACATTTTCTGCCATTACAACCAAATTGCCGGTTGGCACGGTCATAACCGTTACTGGCATCACGCCATCCGGTTACAACGTATCCAACGTCCAAATTACGGCATCCACGACAACAAGCGTGTCATACGCAGTTGTTAGCAATCCTGGCGCGTATTCAAGCGGCGGCACCATCGGCAACGGCACGACGTACACGCCGACCAGCGGTGCAGTCATCATTGACATATTGGTGGGTGGCGGCGGCGGCGGCGGTGGTGGTGGCGTAGTCAACGCAACAGCCGTATCAGGTGGCGCAGCCGGTGGTGGCGCTGGCGCGGCTGGACGCAGATTACGTGTTTCTGAATTGGGCGGCAGCGCGTCCATCACGTTAGGAGTAGGCGGCGCCTCTGGCGGCGTCGGCGTAGCCGGTAGTGTTGGTGGAACGACATCGTTTACCTCAAATTCTCCATCTTACGTGATTAGCGGTTTTGGTGGTGGCGGTGGTTATTTCGGAGGCGTCGCAACAACCACAGGTGGCGGCGGCGGCGGCGGCGGTACTATCAATGCGGGTGGTAGCGGAACAATATCGGCGGGTGGACTCGGGTTTCAAGGCGGGGGAAGTGGTGGATTTGCCGCCGTACCCGCAATTACGACAACAACATATGTTTTTAGTGGCGCACCCGGTACAGGCGGCGGCGGCGGCGCGGCTGGGCTTGCTGGAAACCAAGGAGGAAATTCTGCATCTGGAAATGCCACAGGTGGTGGATCCGGCGGCGGCTCTGCTGCTGTATCTGGTGGCTCTGGTGGACTTAGCTTTGGAAATATAACATTTGGCGGTTCAACGGGAAACGCTGGCAGCAATTCTGCGTTGCCATACCCAATGGTTCAAGGCGTCGGTGCTGGTGGCGGCGGCGGCGCAACCACTGGCGCAGCAGGCGCTGGCGGAAACGGTGCAAATGGTGGCGGCGGCGGCGGCGGCGGCTCGTCGTCAAGCGGCACAGCCGCAGCAGGCGGTAAAGGCGGCGACGGTTTCGTATCCATCGTGGAGTACTTTTAATGAGCCGTTACGCAGTCATCACGCCCGACAACCTCGTCGTGAACATCATCGCGTCTATGGAAACGCCGCCATTTTGGACGCCGCCGTATCAAGCATACGACGCGGAAGGCAATCCCGTCGGCGACCCAATACCCACGACTCCCGTCCCCGACACCGACCCACCGACCGCGCAGATCGGCTATTCATATAACCCAAGCGACGGCACATTTATGCCAGTCCCAGAAATTGTCACGCAATCAACCGGGCTGATGTCGCGGATTCTGTCCGCGCTCAACCCATTTAAGTAGTACCAGAGGGAGGAACTCATGGTCTGGAAAGCAGATGATCCGCAAGGTAATGAATCAGGCAAGGTCCGATGGGAATTGGTCAAGTGGACGCGTGGCCGTGGCCTCGATGTAGGCTGTGGTCCTAACAAAGCGTTCCCGCACATGATCGGCGTCGACAATGGCGCTGACATTCAGTTATTCGGCCACCAGTTCAAGCCCGACGTCTGGATCGACGATGCGGCTGACTTACGCCTATTCGGCACCGAGTCGATGGACTACGTGTTCTCGTCGCACGTACTTGAGCACATCCCGTTTGACAACGTGGTGAAATGCCTCAAGGAATGGCTGCGCGTCATCAAGGTCAATGGCTACCTTGTCATGTACCTGCCTGACGAGACGCTGTATCCGAAGGTCGGTGAGCCTGGGGCTAACCCGGACCACAAGTGGAACGTCAGCTACCAGCTTATGATCGAGCTGATGGAGAAGGCGGGCCATTGGGATCTAGTGGACTGGCAGCTCCGGGATGGCGGCACCGAATACTCGCTGTTCTTTGTGTTCCAGAAGAAGGCCAAGGGGCACACGTTCTCGTGCACCAACCCGAAGCCGACCAAGACGGCGGCGGTCGTGCGGTATGGCGCTTATGGCGACATCGTGCAAGCGTCGTCGGTGTTCAAGGGCCTCAAAGATCAGGGCTACCACGTGACGGTTTACTGCTCACCGCCTGGGTCAGACGTCATTTTGCACGACCCCAACGTGGACGCGTTCTACTATCAAGACAGGGATCAGGTTCCAAACCATGCGCTAGGGCACTTCTGGGACTACCACAAGGCCAAGTATGACAAGTGGGTCAATCTGTCCGAGTCGGCAGAAGGAACGCTCCTAGCGCTTCCTGGGCGGTTCCTGCATGGCACCCCACCGAAGTTGCGCCACAAACTCGCTAACTTCAATTATCTGGAACTGCAACACGACGCGGCAGGCATCCCGCACAAGCCTCAAGTGCATTTTTATGCAACACCGGATGAGGTGTCATGGGCGCGTAGTTTGCGGAAAAAGATGGGAAATTGCGTAATTGTTTGGTCACTGGCCGGGTCATCCGTGCATAAAACGTGGCCGTTTGTGGATAACATGATCGCGTCATTTTTGCTTGAATTCCCCGACCTGCACTTTGTATTGGTGGGTGGACCGCCTGCGGTACTGCTCGAGCAAGGGTGGTTCAAGGTCGGTGAGGACGGCCAGCCGTTGCGTGACGAGGCCAAGCGCAAGATACAGGTGGACCCACGGGTGCACCCGATGTCTGGTGACTGGACGATCCGCGAGACCATGGCGTTTTCGCAAGTGGCCGACATTGTGATTGGTCCCGAAACCGGCGTACTCAATGCGGTGTCGCACGAGCCGAACGCCAAGGTGGTGTTCCTAAGTCACAGTAGTAATGAAAATCTGACGCGAGATTGGGACAACACGCACGTCTTGTGGGCAGAAAACACGGTTTGCAAAGGTCGTGGCAACAATGAAGCGCCAGCCTGCCATCAGTTGCATTACGGTTGGGATCATTGCACTCAGACAAAGAACGAAAAGGGAGAATGGTCCGGTTTGGCTCAATGTCAAATGGACATCAAACCAGAGCACGCTCATCGCGTTATCTGGCACGTAATCACCGAAGCCCTTGAAGCAGATAAGGCGGCATAAATGGCGACCTCTGGCACGTATACGTTCACAGTCACCCGGGATGACATCATCCGCGAGGCGATGCTCAATATCGGAAAACTGGACGTATACGGCCAGATTGACCCGAGCGAGACCTTAGATTGCGCCCGTAAGCTCAACATGATGGTCAAGACTTGGATGGGCCGATTGGACTACGCTCCGGGCCTTAAAATGTGGACCCGGCAACGTGGCGATTTGTTCCTGTCATCGAGCGATTACAGTTACAACCTCGGCCCCACGGGTGACAACTGGGCCGGTGGTTGCGCGAAAGTCACGAACGCTAATTACGGTTCGGCCACGCTGACCACGGGCGCGAACGGGGCGGCAGTCACCCTCTTTGTTGGCGCTCTCACTTCTAACTTTACGGTTAACGATTACGTTGTAGTCGAATTGGACTCGGGCGACATTTTCAGTACCACGTGCGCGGCGGTCAATACGGGTGCAGGATCCGTCACGATCAATGCCGGTCTGCCATCGTCCGCATCGGCTGGGAACTACGTCTACAACTACACAACGAAAGCCCAGCGGCCCCTTGAGATCGTCACAGCCATCTTGCGGGACAGCAACCAGAACGACACGCCACTTGATTACATGACGTTGCAGACCTACGAGGCGCTTCCCACCAAGACGAGCAGCTCATACGTATCGGATCCTACCGCCATCTATTACGAGCCGCAGATTGGCAACAACGGACCGTCGGGCGCGAATGGCGTGCTATACATTGATTGCGGCGGCGCTCAGGACGTTACAAAGCAGATCCATATTGTTTACCTGCGCCCCGTGCAGGACTTCAACAACCCGTTAGACAATCCCGAGTATCCTCAAGAATGGTACGCAGCCCTGTGCTGGGGACTGTCTAAGCAAATTGCGCCCATGTTTAACGCCCCTTGGGGGCCGGTCATGGAACAGAACTATCAGGAAGCCATCACGTTTGCCCGACACGGCAACACCGAGACTTCCGAAGTGTATTTCATGTGCAATGCGGGTAATCCGTAATGAAGGTGGTACCGCTATTCGGTAATGGCATCCAAGCGCGCTCCCTGCCGGTCACGGCACAGCGTCGTCTGAACTGCTATTTCGAGCAGCGCCCGGACGGCGACAAAGCGCCTATCGTGGTCTATGGCACGCCTGGATTGGTAAACCTCGGCACAATGCCAGGAGTCATCCGGCGTATGCTTGGCACTCAGTCTCTGCTATATGTGGTGGCGGGTTCCACGCTTTATAGTGTAAGTACATCGTACATACAAACGGCACTCGGATCGCTGAACACGAATACCGGCACGGTTTCGATGGCGAACAACCCGTCACAAATCATCATTGTGGACGGCGTGAATGGATACCTGCACACCCCTGCGACTGGCGCGTTCAAAACGATTACATCGTCCGGGTTTCCCAACGGCGCCAATACCGTGACGTTCGTTTCAGGCTATTTCGTTTGCGAACAACCTGGCAGCCAATACTTTTGGGTGTCCAACCTGTACGACGGTTCTACGTGGAACGCGCTTGCGTTTGCATCAGCAGCGCAGTACAGCGACAACATCAAGGCCGTGGACAACCTGATCGGCAACTTGGTTTTGTTCAGCGAAAAGCACACAGAATTCTGGCAGAACGTAGGCGCGACCCCGGAGCCATTTCAGCCGATCATTTCGGCTACGTCTGAATTCGGTATTGCAGCGATTTACTCACGCGCCCACGTGAACCAAACGATCTGTGTCCTCGGCATGAACCCACAGGGTGCGCCGCAGGTGGTGCAGATTACCGGCTATAACATGGCCGTCATTTCGACGCCTGACTTGGACTACATCATGTCCAAGATGACCACGGTATCGGACGCGGTGGCGATCAGCTATGTGGTCAACGGGCATCCGATGTACCAGATCACATTCCCGTCCGCTGATCGGTCGTTCATGTATGACACGGCAACGGGCTTGTGGAGCGAGATGCAGACCGGCCTCACCACGAAATACAGCACGCGGCACATCGCCCAGTATTCGACCTATTTTGCCGGTATCACGGTTGTCAGCGAAAACAACAGCGGCAAGGTGGACAAGTTTGATAGTGCTGTCTACACGGACAACGGCCAGACAATTCCCCGCGAAGTCATCACCCGTCACGGTTCATTCCAATTCAACAATTTTAGCGTTGACGAGCTGTACCTTGACATGGAGACCGGCGTCGGTTTGAACACGGGGCAGGGGAACGCGCCTAGCGTTATTTTGGACGTATCCAAGGACAACGGACGCACGTATTCAACGCCTCGGCAGCTTCAGCTTGGCCCGTTGGGCAATTATCGGCAACGGCTCATTGCGCGTCGGTTTGGCTCGGCCCGAGACTTTGTGTTCCGCTTACGAATGACCGATCCGGTCCAGTTCACCATCACAGACGGCGCTGTAAGCATCCGTGAGGGCGAACAATGAGCCAACTGCCCCCTGTCCCGGCCCAACAAATTACCGTTAAGGACAACCTCACGCCTCAATGGCAAGCGTGGTTTTATCGGTTGCAAAATTTGTTAAACAGCAGCAGTTTTGGTGCGACCGGCGCGACAGGCGCTACGGGAACAGCCGGTGCAACTGGCGCTACAGGTGCTACAGGACCTTCTGGTGGCCCGACTGGCCCGACTGGCCCGACTGGTCCAACCGGTGCAACTGGCGCTACAGGATCTACTGGCGCTACCGGTCTAACCGGCCCAACCGGTGCTACAGGGCCAACGGGGGCTACAGGGCCAACGGGGGCTACTGGCGCGACAGGTGCTACCGGTCCAAGCACACCAAACAATATATTATTTTTTGCTCCGGTTTCATGGTTTATTGCGCCTTCGAGCACGGCAACGACTATTGCTGTAACAAGCGCATCATGGGCTTCCAATGTCGCTACGCTAAATTTTTCGGCGTTGACCACAGCATTGCCAGTCGGCACAGTCATTACGATTGCGGGAATGACCCCTAGTGGTTACAACGTGTCCAACGTGCAAGTTTTAGCGTCACCTGCACCATCTACAACTTCTGTTTCATACGCATTATTAAGCAATCCTGGCGCGTTTAGCAGCGGCGGCACGATTAGCAATGGGACAATTTATACGCCTACAACTGGCGCAATTTCTGTTGCTGTATTTGTTTGTGGAGCAGGTGGGGGCGGTGGCGGCGGTGTTTATAATAATTCCGCAACTTATCTTTCTTCTGGAGCAGGTGGCGGTGGCGGCTCATTTATTTCCGCTAATTTCTCTGTTCTAGACATTTCATCAACTGTTGCAATCACTTTAGGTATTGGCGGTGCTTTTGGCGCTGGAGCAGGAGCGGTTGCACTTACAAATGGCTTTGATGGTGCTGGCGGCACTTATAGTAGTTTTGGGAACTATTTAATTGCAGGACCAGGCGGTGGCGGTGGTGGTGGGCAAACGTCATTTTTCACTTTTTCTGGAAGCGGCAGCGGCGCGGGCGGCGCTCCCGGCCAAACAGCCGCTGGCAATGGCGTGGGAACTACCGCAGGCGTCAGTCCTACCGGCAGCAGCACGGTAAGTGGAAACCTTGGAAGCGCAACGACTTTGCCACCAAATTTGGTTACTTATTGCGGAACGCCAGGTGGTGGCGGTTTAATGACTCTTTCTAACAGCACTTCTGTTGGGACAGCGGGCATTAGCAATTATGCTTATGCCGCAACCGGAGGAGGCGCGGGTGGATTTGGTTTAAACAATCGCGGCGGTGCAGGCGGTACAGTGTATTTTAACAATACATTCTGTGCAGGCGGTTCTGCATCAAATGGTGCAAATGGGACGGCAAGTAATTTCTTTTATCCCGGCGCTGGCGCAGGTGGTGGAGGCAGTTTCAGAACTCCGGCAGTATTGTGGAAAGGTGGTAATGGTCGCAACGGCAGCGGTGGTGGCGGCGGTTCATCAAGTGCCGTAGCAGGAGGCGCAGACGGCGGTAAAGGTGGAGATGGTTTTGTTGCAATTATTGAGTATTTCTAAATGACCGCAATCGCTGAATTGGTCCAAGGTCACGCTGAAAAGCTGGACCAACTCGAAACAGAAATGCACCGGTTGCCGCAGCAATCGTGCAGTGTTCGGCACATATTCGCGCCCGGAATGTACATCCGCGAGGTGTCTATTCCCGGCGGTACGTATGTGGTCACACACAAGCATCGAGAGCCGCACCTTAACGTATTCGTAAAAGGCAGCGGCACGATGATTATGTGTAACGGTACACAGCAGCCGATGCAAGCGCCGATGACGTTTACCAGTCAACCAGGGCGCAAGGTCGGCTATGTCGAAACTGACTTAGTGTGGCTGAACATCTGGGCCACGGACGAGACCGACATTGACAAGCTCGAGGCCATGTATTTTGACAAGACCGAGGAGTTTGCCGAGGCGCAGCAGCACCACCGGTTGACACAAAATGTCGCCCTTATCGGCCATGACCGTGACGACTACGCCACAGTGCTTGCCGAGCTGAACGTGCCCGAATCGTATGCCCGTTCTCTATCTCAGAATACGGACGACCTGATCCCGCTACCGTTTGGCGCTTACAAGGTCAAAATAGGTGCGTCGCTGATTGAGGGCAAGGGCGTGATCGCC